TTTTCCGTGTCAGTCAATAAACTAATATTTAAATTAGCACCGCTACCAGTACTTACGTTTGCAACAAGAGCAGTTGTGTTAGAGATGTAACCAACAATGTTTGCATATGGAGTTATGATAAATCCATTGCTTGATAAATCCGTTACACCCAAAAAGCCAGTATTACCCGTTGATGTGTTTGAGCCAACGACATTACCTGATGCAGTACGATCTTCATATGAAGTTATAACACCTGTCCCCAGCGTCTCGATCAAGAAGTGACCGGTTTCGTTACTTCCTTTTGTCAGGCTAATAGGCAAACCATTCAGTGTATTTGATAGCTGTAGTGTAGTTGTTCCAGGTACAGCATTGACGACATAATAAGCTGCACCAACAGAAAGTTCCGCAATCTGCGTGTTACCTGTAGCAACATGGTATCTTACCATATTACCGTTACTGAAATTATGAGATGCTACCGTGTTAATTAGTGATGCACCAGTAAATATACTAGTAAAGAATCCAGTATAACTACCAACATAGGATCCAGCATATGCGCCACTAAAGTTTTGCGTATATGCTCCTGAGAAGGTTTGATTATATGTGCTTGTCCATGCTGACGAATAGGCAGCTACATATTCTCCGGAGAACACATTTGTATAAGCTCCTGTCCACAACCTTCCAAACGCACCACTGAAAGTCCCAACATATCCACCAGCATACTCACCCGTGTATGATGAATTATAGCTTCCTGCATAATTAGCAGTCCATGATTTCGTCCATGTGCCTGTCCATGATCCACTATAAACTCCTCCACCACCCCATGGATAGGGAAGACCAGAGAACGAAGCAGCGCCATATACACCTGTGTATCCAGCTTGATTAAATGTTCCAGTATAACCTGGACCTGCATACACTGTACCTGCATATGGGTTGTTTACATAATAAGTTACAAAAGCTCGAGAAAAAGAAGATCCAATAGTAGAGTTATAGTTTTGTGTATAACTACCAACGTATTCTTGAGTATAGGCTCCCTGATATGTTCCAGTAAACACACGACTAAACGCACCAGTATATTCACCAGAGAACGAGTGTGTTACATTTCCTGCATATGCACCTGACCATCCGCGAAGATACTCAGATGTATAAGCTCCACTAAAGCCTCCAACATAACCACCAGTAAACGAGCCTGAATATCCACCAGAATAATATCCAACATACGATCCAGTAAAGCTTCTTGTAAATGAATATAAAACATCTCCAACAAGTGAAGCATTAAAGTTTGCTGTATCAGCATTACTTGCACGAATAGCAAACGTACTGTCTATTGCCACCAAATTACCCGTAGCTGGTGCAACAATTATGTAACCCGTATTAGATGTCGTTTTTGATGTTGCAACAATGACACCGTTTGCATTGACCGATCCATCAAGATTGTAATTTTCTACAACGTTACCAATTTCAAAATTGACGTTATTGCCTCTTGCTGTTGTATAACCAACATTTGCTAATTGCTGTGTAACTCTCTCAAATCTTTGAAAATCGGTAATATCACTATTCGAATTGCCAATATTGGTTAGCGTTAATACTTTTGATGATATAATGACATTAGCATGAGCAAGACTGTACCCCCATCCACCACTGTTCAATGCATCGATAAAAATAAACGACACGCGACCAGTTTCGTTTGATATTTCAGTAACACGAGCAACACCTTGCTTACCGTTCGATGATACGACATTGAACAAATCACCAACAGCAAACTCTGCTCCACCAGCAATCACAGTCAAGGATGTCATAGAGCCAATTACGGTTGGAGAATTTTCTAAAACCTGATTGCTCGTTGTTGTTATTTGTTCACCAGTAATAAAGTCGCCACGAACATTACTTAAATAAGCGACTTCAAGATATTTCGAACCGATTCTTCTTCTAACTAAACTCTCTAAGAAAGCTTTAGCTCCACTATTAGAACCAATAATCTCTTTACCGACAAAAGTTTTTGTACGTTCAGAAACAGACAACTCAAGATAGACAGGCTTAACCCATGTCCCATCAGATGTCTTAAAAAGATCGTTACCAGGAAAATAAAGATTTGCTTCTTCGTTAAACAAACCTTGCATAACAAGTTTTACACCGCGCTCTGTACCTTTTGATTTGTACAAATCACTTGCATGCTTAACTAAGAATTGTGTATTTGCTTCAGTTGTAAGAGGAAGCCCTTGTAAGTATTTGTTTTTAAAATACTGAACAAACTGTTCCGATGTTGTATCAATGTTTCGATAATCAAGAAGGTTACGAGAAGCATTAAGCGCCTGATCCTGCTGCTCCATCCATTTATAATACTCTTTGACAAAATCAATGAAGCGAGAACCCTCATCCTGATAAAATTCAGGAAAATGTGTCTTAACAAGAGGAAATACTAACTGCTCGATTTGTCTCATTGCTTAACACCAACGGCAGTAACAGAAACATCAACAGGATCGATTTCAAGAATTGCATTGTGTATGCTTGTTATATTTTTTGAAAGTGTTCTAAATCTAAGTTCGATATAATTACCTTCATATGAACTTATATTAAAACTAACAATCGTTACTTTGCCTGTTGTATAATTTATTGTACCGACATTTCGTATCACCTGTATTGTTGATGCTTGACGAGCAGCAATAAATACATTTCCTAGTGTATCATCAACTAATATACACGTAGTATCTTGATATGTAAAAGGAGTACTTGTTAGCGTGTGTCCATAATGTGGTTCACTTGTTGTAAGTTTGACACCCGTCTCCGTTTGTAACACATTATGAGTTTCCACTACAAAACTATAATCATAGTTTGTTCTAGGCATCACTCTTTTGATCAAAAATAACTCTGTGTCATTGCTCAAAATACTCGAGTCCGCATTGTCAATAGCAGAACAAAGAGCACTATAATACAATGAAACATTAAAATTTTGAAGATGTGTTGTATTGAAATTACTGATTGCTGATTGAACAGCTGTTTCAATATCTGATATATTCTTCGTTGTATTATTAATGTTGTACGTCACATTTGTTGTGACCTGTACATATATAAATGCTGGGTCAATGAATTCTGCTTGCACTGTCAGAGGTGCCTTCTCTTGAATGTATTCGAGGAAAGCTTTTTTTCTCAATTCAGGCGCGCCATCCGCATCAGCAACATCAACGGATATAAAAACTCTTCCATAGCGTGGTGGATCTGTTTCCTCACCACCATAAACACTAATAGCTTGAATATCAGAAAACTGGTTTTGTAGCAATGTTTCATAATCACTTGCTGTAACAGCTCTGTTTTGTGCTTGAAATGATCTTGGAGCATTGTATTTGATTGACTCAAGCGTCTCACTTGTAGCTCCACCCACAGCTGAGCTAACAGTAGTAACACTTATGTTGGCATGCCCATCAATTGAACCGTCTGGTGAAAACAAACTAGCACCGTTGGGTAACTCACCAGAACAAGCTCTATAGTTTACAACAACTGTTGATCCGTCTTTTGGTTTCTTGCCATACACTCCATCGCCAAAAACAATTTCATATTGACCATTTTGAGATGGTTGTACAAAGTATACTTGAGAAGTGTCTGATACTCCGTAAAGCTGACTTGCTTGATTATATGCAAGCACATTTTGACCGCCATCCTCATAAACACTAACAGCCATATCAGAAGTATCAACTGTAGGATTTGATAAAACAAAACGTTGAGATGTATTGGCAAGATTGACAACAAACGATTCAGTACGAACAGCACCTTCATACAAATCTAGCGTCTTTGTATATACACCGTTGTTAGCTGTTGTAACTACCAGCGCTTCATTAGTAGAAAAAGTATATGTATTCGATCCAACCCGTGAAGTGAAGGAGGTATATTTTGGAATGACAAGTGACGATACAGTGGTAGACGGTGTTATGTCAACAGTTATTGTTGCGCGTGCTGATGTGAAAGAGCGTGGAACATAGTTAAGTTCCTTTGCATGTGACACAACACTGTCTCTCAATTGTGCTGTATCCAAAAACATTTCACTAGCGACCATGTTTGTATAAAATGCATTCAAATATGCATTGTATGCAAGAACATCTATGAGAACATTAATGTTTGCACCTTCGTAATCAAGGTCTTTAAACTGTGTGTTCGTCTTTAGAAATGTTTTTAAATTGTTTTTTAGACTGGTAAAATCTAAACCAACTAAATCTATATTAGTGTTGGCCATTTATCGGATCCTGTTGAGAATTAAATCAAGAACAATTGGTTCTTGCTTATTTATTATGCGGAAAACAATTGTTGCAACAATTAGATTGTTATCCTCTTCTGTTGAAACTCTAATATCAATAATTTCTGCGCGCGGTTCATAATTTTCTATCGTTTTTCGTATATACTCACCAACCACCTGTTCTAGTGCAGGTGACGCATTCTCAAAAAGTAATCCACGTAAATCACTACCAACAGTATTATTAAAAAATCGATCACCTCGATTGGTTAACAGCAAATTACGTATAGATTGTTTTACAGCATCCTCGTTTACAGCTCTTTTCAAATCTTTTTTGACAAAATCAACACCAAAATCCGATAGAAAATCAGAAAAATATTCTTGTTGAACTCTTCGTGGAGTAAAATAATCTTTTCTTTGTACGACCGCCATTTAATATCCTTTACGGGCTAGGTGCGCTTGTGTTACCACCCTGTGGGTCAGGATGGACGTGTGAATTTAAACTTATTCCAGCACCAACCATGTTACCCGATGAATTGACAGATCCATTAATCTGTACATTGCCATTGAGAGTAAATGAAGCAGCTGTTGCTACAACAGCTCCTGATACTTCCATAGTGACACTTCCCTTAACAACAACGTTAACGTTCCCTTGCACATAGACCGTTTTATTCTTTTCAACTATCTCAAAATCATCACCAACAATTTTGTTTACTCTTTGTCCGTCTTCGTTTATTTCACTGTATGTTCCTGATCTATGGAACGTATGCAGTCTTTCAAAGTTGGGTGTATCATCTATTTCAAACACGTGACCCGATTCAGATTGTAAAACT